TTCCTCTGGCGGAGGCGGATCGGGGATCACGGCCGGCGGACCGGACAAGCTGCCCACGTTGACAGTCAGAGCGGACCAGACCCCAGGTGTGGCCGTCGGATGATTTACGCCTGCACGTACACGGAACCTGAGGTTGACAAACGCCGCTGTTCTAGTCAGGCGGGCGCCGGAGTACAGCCAGAGCTCGAGGTTGTTCCCGTTCCTGATCAGGGGCTCATACTGCTGCGGCTCTGGGGCTGTGGGATCAACGCCAAGAAGCTGGAAGGCGTCGTAATGATCGAGGTTGAGATCCGGGAAATTCGCGTGAAGGAAATAGCTGACTCCCTCGACGTTCCACGTTGGTGTAACTTGAATGTTTGTCGGCGTGTCAGGTGCAACGCCGCTCGGCGCATAGGCGGTCATGAGGTCGGAGAACGCGATCGGCGCATCAACACCAACGGGCTTGTGACCGACGTAGAAGTCGCCCGACGGACCAGTCAGCACGAGCTCAGGCGGCACAACGCCATACTGATCCATGTCAGCGATCTTACCACTTTCGTCCTGCTCGGTATCGCTGTAGTACGCGACCGAGACGTCCTGGACCGCTATGTCCCACTGGGCACGCTGCTGATCTTTCAGTCGCTCACCAACGTTGATGTTACCGGTGATGTAAGGAACATAGATGGGTATCTGGACGACCACAGGATCCTCAGTGGTATCCTCGTCCTCGTCCTCCAGCAGGTAGAGGTAGCCCCATCCTTCACCGTTTTCGTTGCGCGGAATGAGGTGGACGACGACTCCCGGGTCATCGATCAGTGGCCCGAGTGCCTCCGCCGCGTTGCTGTTGATCTCCTGGCGGTTGGTGTTCAACTGAAGATGAAAGCTGTTGTACGATCGTCCCATGTCGCTGGAGAACACCACTCGAACGCCGGTGACATTCGCCGGGATAGTCCTGAGAGTGATGTGGATATGCTCTGACCCATCAGCCAGATCGATACCCCGAGTGCACTCTGGATCGAAGTCCGCACCATTAGGCGCAAATTCTCCTGGCAGAGTGATCACAGATCCTGAGGCTCCAATGGGCACGTAATCATCCTCCGTAACGATTGCGTTGGGTTCCTCCTCACCAGGATCAAGCACTATACCAGAAGCGGAAAAGACGTCGATATTTTGCTCAGTCACCGCCATGGTGCCGGTGATCGGATCCATGTCGGCTTCGACAGTCCCTTCACCGGCGAACACATCCGAGCCGGACTCAACAGCGGCGGCGACGCCGGATACATACTCTTCGAACAGGATAAAGACGTCGGCCGTATCGCCCGTGACCGCCAGCACTGGATCGGTAGTGGAACCCACGCCGCTGAAATTGTGAATGCGGAACTCGCCCCTGGCGATCACGGCGTCGGCGTTACTGCGCGATCGGATGGCCGACATAGTGCTGTAGCTAGTATCGGGAGTAATCTGCGTAGTGGTGTTCGCCTCTTTGGCGCAGCTGCGCAGGAACAGGCGCGAGATCGTACCCGTGCGACCCTGTACGGTCAGGGCCGGGAAGTTCTCCGAAGCGTCAGAGACACCCTTCTGAATTTCGGCGACAAGGAGCGAATAGGTTGAACTGAAAGCTTGCCCGGTAACACACTTGTCCACAATAGCCGATGCGAAATTGATCGTGATTGTTCCGGCAACAGGAATAGTGAATTCGGCCTTTGTCATCCAGACTGAGCAAGTCACACCAGCTGCGGCTGCACCGTTGCCGTTAGTCTGTTCTGCCAGCTTCACCCAGGTATTGCCAACGCTGTCGGTGACACTAGAAACCTCACTGTGATCACCATCAGTGGTTCCGGTGTTGTCCTTCGAGATTGTGATGATGGCTGTTTCACCGGCAGCAACATCTGCGGACGTAGTAAGCACAAGACTGCTGGAGCTAGTGCCGCTGGCTGCGGTACCAAGATGACCTGAAAAGGAGGGCATGGGCTCTGTCCTTAAGTTGCAGCTATGACTTCGGTTGTCATAGTCATGTTAGCGGTCCCACCAACTATCCAATCGGCAGTCGGGGTGTTGCCACTCTCCACTTCACACACGCCAAGGCATCCCGCATATCGAGAGCCAGTGGTAGCGCTCTGCTGATTGTTGAGTACCGTGTATCCTGCGGAATATGATGGGTCTGGTCTCAGACCGCTGCCTCGTCCGCCCCATGCGATCACGATAGCGGGAGCGGCGACTGTCATCACCGGCAGCGCCTGTTGGTTAGCGGCGAACTCGGCGGACCTGAGCCACTGGGGGCTGCGAGTGAAAGTGGTGACATTCTTGAATGCGACCAGGAAAGCCGGCGTGCGAGCGCCAATGTTCGGGATCACGATCTTCTTCGCAGCGATGTCGGTAGAGTCCAACACCTTCTCAGCAAACATGGTCCGATAGTTGTTGCCGAGTGAAGAGTTCAGGCGCGGGAGCACCGATCCGATCAATGTAAACCCACTGGGCAAGTCCTCGGCATCGCCGGAGGGCACCTGTTCGATATACAGAGCACGATTGCTGCCTGCGACCGGCTCCTCCGACCAGATACCATCCCAGGATAGGTCTACGTTGGTAACTTCAGCGGCGGTGTCGTTGTAGGTGCCGCGCACTCCGAGCATGATCGGCACTACGACGCCAGACGCCAGGTAAGGCAATACGAACTGGCCGGCGAAGTTGGACAGGCTATGCATCGACGGTCGACTTCCCGATCAGAGTGGCTTCGTCCACAGTATAAAATTTGTAGTGAAGATCGACTATGTCGCCGTCGGCACCGCCCGTTCCTGCGACGCCACCCAGAGGCACTTTCGATGAAGTCAGCGCCGGGAACTCGTCGCTGAAGCCGAAGCCTGAACCCACCGTCGCGGCACCGGTCGTCGCCCCGTCTCGCTTGAACATCAGGCTCCCAGTATGGCCGAGGAACTTCGCATGAACCGGCACCGTCATGTTCACCGTAGCGTTGGTCGCTCCCACAGGAATGAGATTGTTGAGACGATGGGTCGAGTCGACCACTAGATCGAGAGTGCCTGTCAAGACACTATGAGTAAAGACCTCGTGAGTGCTTCGATAAGCGTCCAGAGTCAGGATCTTGCCGGCAATGTTGACAGCTGCAACGATTTCCGCGTAAGTGTACGGGGCTCCGGGAATGACAGGATACGCCTTCGCCAGCGAAGAAGCATCTGTGCCGACGATCGCATCAGGACCGATGACAGCGAGAAGCGAGCTGAGCAGAGTATCACGATCGATGGTCGACAATGCCTGAAGAGCACTCGACACCTGAGGCCCAGCCAGGAGCAGGTTGAACAGGCTGAGTTGCATCGGCGAAGAACTGGGCTTGAAAGACAGGACCATGTCACTGTCTTCTGTGGTCGGCGGAGAGCTGCTAGTCGAAGCCGCAAACAGCGCATCGATCAGCTCTTGGGGAGTGCTGTAGCCCCCGCCGCCTACAGGAGGACTGGATCCGCCACCGCCGCCTGTCTGCCATTCCTCACCGAGTACGAGTGTGATGGCATCGATCAGTTTCGTGCCCAGGGCCGTATCCCACAGAGAAACGAGGAACTCAAAGGCCTCGGGGCTCCCGGGATCTCCACGACGGAACATCAAGCCGTCGTTGGCCTGATCGATCGAGACTGGCGTTACTACTAGGTCAGGCATCGCTAGTGATCCTTCATATATTGGAGCAAGCCCGAAAGAACTGATCGACCTGGCTTTCAGTCAGACTGTATGCATTCTTGAACAGGCGGGCAAGCGCACCCGTTCGGTTCACAGTAGTCAGGCGGCACAGGCGAATGCGGACCTCGAACTTCGAAACGTTGTCGGGCAATGCATCAACAGCCGCCTGCATGGATTGAGGTATCGCGCCTGTGCTCGCCAGAGCCACTGCCTCGGCGTTAGTGATCAAATTGAACCGAGCCAGTCCGATGCAGAATTGCACCATGCTGATCTCGACATTCGACCGATCAGCCTCAACTGCTGGATCGTCGGTTATACGGACCTTCATGTTACGGTCACCAAGCAAGTAGCCTTAAGATGAGGATGTACCGGGGTGAAGTCTACAACGAACTCACCTGCAATGCCGAACTCCAACGAAGTCACATCGCCAGGTTGGGTGATCCCGTTGATCGATACCTTGGTGTTAGCTGGCGCATTGAACACCCACTCTTCATCGACAGCAAGATCCTTGGTCTCAGGGATATCGAGGGCTGGTCTGAGTGTCGGCACCTTTCCGTTCATGTACCAGAGCTCAGGAAGATACCATCCTTCGATCACTGAATAGCCCAGGAACTTTCCCTGAAGATGAAGCTCACTCTCGGAGCACATGCCAGTCCACATTATCTGGCTGCCATGATACACCGTGAAAGTGATCGACTCCTCAGGAGTTGTGTGACTCATTTGCTGATCTCATGGATGTAGAAGGAAAGGTCATCAAGGCGGAAATCACCCATGCCGGAGCCGTCCTCGATGAATACCTGAACAATATAAGTTACGGTGCCGGTCACGTTGGCCGTGTCGGCGTAGATCTTTGTGGTCTGACCTTTGGTGTCGTCGCGCTCGAACTGGAAGGTCTTGAAGACGGTACTGTCTCTGACGAAGCGCAGTCTGTGACGTGGGCCGGAGGACGCACCGCGATCCCACGACTCAGAATAGAACAGAAACGCGTTCTTACCCGCACGTCGAGTAATAGCGAGCGCAAGGATGTTGACCCACGTATCTCGCTGAATGGGCGAGAGGGCTTCAACGAAGGTCCACGCCTGTCGGCTCACAGCGAAGTCCTGAATGTGCTGGTTGCCGATCTGAAGGTTGGCGACGTTGAGCGAGCCGATCCAGGCAGCGCGCGCAGTCAGCTTGTTGAAGAAAGCATCGTCTGCGAGGATTTTTACAGCGGTGACGGTACCATCCTGGATCTCCACGACACCGTTGATTACCCGGCGCATGGAGACGCCACCAATGCGAACGGTCGCCGCGGTCGTCTCGTTGCGGTTAACGTAAAACAGGATCTGGGCGAATACCGCTGTGCTCGGCGAAGTTACATTGATCGTGACTGTCGCTTGGCTGGGAGGCTTCTGCTCGTTCAAGTTCTGTAAGGTGACCGTGCCGTTGGCATCGACCCACCAGAGGCGACCAAGCACCTGAGCCTGACCGACCGTGCCACCCCGGCGGAAGGTATACTCGACGGTGTACTCGGTATCTGGACTTACCTTGAACTTCGGGGATACGGTAAAGGCGCTGTACCCTGTCCCCGGCAGGTCGTTATACTGAATGGAGTTCGCTGACTTCAAGCTTGCCTGAGGTTCAGGAACTACTAGAGACCACCCGGTGCCCAACGCCCATTCGCGATAGGTCTGATTGTCTGCGACCTTGTTGTCCCACTCGTGAACGAGCAAGTGCTCCATGAGCACAGTGCCACTGATCAAGATATTGTCGGCGTCGATGCGAGCTAAGCTCTGAGCGAACCCGTTTCGAGTCCACGACACCAGAGACAATTCAGCGGGGTTACCTGCATTGGCTGTCAGAACAACTGCCGCCGTGAGCGCCTGTTCCAGCGCGGGCTCGAGACGGCGTCCGGTGAACATGGTCGCATACGCCGTCCCCGCGCCGCCAGCTGCACGAGAGAAATGAACCTGAATGTAAGCAGTGCCCCCCGGGATGCCGACCACAGGAGATACGTACTGAGTCCATGTGGTGCTGGTAGATGTCACCAGATGGTTCTGTATGCTGTCTCCCGCAATGGGAGCCTTGGCAGCATCGAAGTACCGAACCTGGAAGTCGAGCGAAGCACTGCCGCCTACGGTGACCGCATGATTGAAAGCGACGTAGTATTGCTCATTGGGCCTCACCGGAATGAAGCCTATATTGAACATCGTCCTCGCCAGAGTGGCATGAACCGGCATCTCCATCATGCCGTTGGCCGGAGATGAGCTGATAGGTGCGGTAGAGCCAGTACGCTTCCTGACTCGCCAGCTCGTCGGGATCGTCCAGTGAAGCGGCGACACGCCGACGGCCAAGTCACCTGAAGCAACGTCATCCACGAAGTCGGGATTACGGACGAAGTTCAACGGATCGAAAGCAACCTCAGCCCTGATGAAACGAGCGGCGGTAGCCTCGTCGAGCGTAACCAATGCGGCAGCCTGGTCGGACACCTCGGCGGTGAGACCATTGACGCTCGAGGTCAGTGTGCTGAATTGCGCCGTGTACGCAGCATCAAGAGCGGTGATCGTGAGGTTGACTTCCTCGATCTCAGCATCGATGTAGTTGCGGTTATCGATGATGGCGATCTGCTCTGAAGTCGCCACACCAACGTCGATGCTGTGGGCAATGATCCTGAGCGCCGGGCCCCCACTGGATCCTACGGTCAGCGTGACGCGAACGTCCGTAGCCGTCCCTGCTGGCTTCTGAACCAGAGTCTGAATGAGCTGCTTGACACCTGTAGTCGCTCTGAAGCCCAGACCTTCTAAGTTGCCGTCGGTCACACCTTCGTTGATCGGCCACTCACCTGGCGTCCAGTTACCACCGATCAGCCACTCGATCTCGAGCGTCCCGCCGGATATAGTACCCGAGACATATTGTATCATCGCCGCGAGAACCAGGTACTCGACGGCCAGGTCCTCCAGACCGCTGGTCTGATTGTTGCCCTTCGAAGCGCTAACACTCGTCGCCGTATCGGCGGGCGCTGCTATGTCGGCAGCCGAATTGTTGAAGAACCCATTCGACGTGAAGACGATATTAGCGCCGCCGACTTCGGTCCAATCGTCTAGATCATCGTCCGTCCAGTTATTGAACGAGGGATCCGCGAGCCAGCCACCAGCAAGAAACTTGCCAGCTACACCCGTAGCCTGAAGCGCCTGCTGAGCGACCGAAAGAGCCTGCGACGCCTGATTGCTGACCGAGATCAGGTCGGCTACGGCCTGATTAGCCTTGTCCTGAGCATCCTGTATCTGACCAGCCACGGCATCGTTGAAGTCGTCCAGGCTGAGCCGTACGTCCAGAGTATGAACGGGCATCCAGCCCGACCATGCGCCGCGCGGATCAAAGCGAGCAATGACTTCGTAGTCTTCATCAGCCAGGACGTTGCGGATCACTAGGATGCCGCGATTGATCGCCGAAGAGTACCCTGTGATCAGACTGTTGCCGCCTGGGAACGCATTGAGCGGTTCACCGGCGATCGTCAGCTCACTGGCGTTGATATCGTCGTCTTCGACAATGAGCGAACCCTGATTAGGCTGATGAGTCGGGTCGGCTGCGAGGCGCAGCTGCCAGCGCACACCGAAGACCCCTTCAGTGTTCGGGTCCCAATGCAGCTCGATCGTCGGACGACGGAAGATATCATCCGTATCCTTCTCGTACCCGGCAAACACCGAAAAGTCGGCGGGAGTGAGAAGCGACGGCGGACGACCAACGAAGCCCACAGAAGTGGGAAGCAGATCCTCCGCCTCGAAATCGTAATCGTTGGGGTCTACCTCTCGAAGAGCTACTGCGGTCCCGCCATTGGGCAGATGCTCGACAAGATCCACTACGAAGTTCTTGGCGTCGTACCCGTGACGCTCGCTGGTGTACTCGATCACGTCGAGAGGAGCTAGGGCTCGACCTTCTGGGAACAGGACCAGGTTATGGCGACGCTCTCTGCGCTGATCAAGCAGGCCAGCCTTGTTGAGACGCTGAACTTGGCTCTTGTTCCATACAGAAGGATAAATGACATTAGCGATCGTCTTGCGACCGTCCTTCTGCTCGTAGGTAGCCGAGTTCAGAACAGGTGAGTCCCTCATCTCCCACAGATCGGCGGGCTCAGGATAGCGCGCAGAGATACCGCTGAACTTCTGATCGATCCCGACGATCGGCTCAAAGTCCTCTGGCAGAGTCATGACGATATCGTCTTCGCCAAAGGCATAGACGGGCGCTCCCGGTGCCCCGATATGAATAGTGAAACTGTTGGAGATTGCCGCTATCTGGCCTTGGCAGCCAGACAGGATATCCTCCATAACGTCCACAGGAACAGTGTTGTCATCGAGGACGATCTCATAGCCGCAAGTATACTGCTTCTCTGGACCACCCTCACCTGTGGCCGTAGCATCGCATTCATTCATAGCCACGAACCAATCAGCGAGGTGCTGGTTGATCATAGCCTGAGTGACCTCTTTACCGCCAAACAGGTGATCGCCGGTGATCGGGTCCTTGAGTCCAAGAATGATGTTGTAGCAGACTACGGCGTTGTTCTCATTGGACGTAGACCCGAGAGCCGACCAGGTGGCGGGATTGTTGTATCTCTGGGAGCCCGACCCACCGACTGAGCTGTCAAATCGAGGATCGTACATCCTCATGCCATTCAGCTCAAACTTGCACTGAGGCACTCCCCGATGAAGCTTCGGGTTCCACCCAGCAGTCACGATCGCATAAGCAATACCCAGCCCGATCATGTCGGAGTCATATGGTATGTCAGGATCACTGCCATATGTGGAAACTAGGTAAGGATCAGCGGCTGTCTGAGTACCGTTGTAGAACTTGATCCACAGATGATCTTTGCCGTCCTGTCGATATTTCGTGACGGGGAAACCATACTGTGGATGAGCTGTCTGCCCCAGGGAAACATACTCACCGTTGACTATCACTCGTCGCAGACTGGCGGGACAATCGCTGAGCTCTATGACGGTGGTATAGAAGGCGTTCTTATGTCCGCTGAACTTGCCGTGGCTGTTGGCATACACCAGCTCACCGGCGGTCGCCCAACGACCGATCATTATGGAGCCGGGACCTTCGCCGAAGCCTACCTGGTTTCGAGTGCCCGCTGACCGACTCGACCGACCCTTAGTCGGCATGATAATGCGAGCGATCGTAGACAGGGCGATACTGGTGGCGATCTTGGCGAACGCAGAGGCGGCCAGAGCCTTAGCACTCGCACTCGCCAGAAAGCTCGTACCTGCGGCTGGACCACCCAGGGCTGCGGCGACTGAGGTACCGAGAGTCGTAAGTGCTGCGGCGACTACAGCCATTGTTATTCCACTGTCAGGATACGATCAACCAGCTTGAAAGGCCAGTTTCTGAGACCTCGGTTAGTAGCGACAAGAACAAAGCCGCCACCCACAACACCCAACACTTCTTCATCTAGCTCACTGATCACCGCCAAGTCGCCGTACCTGGCCATGCTCACGGGAGCGACTGGCAACACCGACTCAGCTGCTTCGACATGCGATTGAAAGCCCAAGATCTGAAGAGCGTCCTGTCCCGACTCTTCATCGTCATACTCGATATCGAGAAACAGCCTCCTGCCAGTGATCGCTTCAACAGCTCCCGCTGCGAACCTCGCACAGTCAAACGTGCCATATTGAAATGGCCTGGTCCTGCTTTCGCTGATGTAGGTGGCGAGTCGTCCCCGCCAGTCAGGGAGTCTCATTTCTTGTTATCCGACATGCCCCATGGAATATCGAAAAGCTGAGCGGTGGCCTTGTACTTCCTGAAGAAGTCGTTGCTGCTCCTGCGACGTTGGGCTTCGTGCGACTTCATTCGAGGAGAAGGCAGCGTAAGAGTTCGCATCAGCGGAACCACGGTCATTTCCATCACCGCATCGCCTCCGGGAGTCGGTCGAGGAATGTTGATCTCGTCGATCCAACCTACGCCTTCAGGCTCGGGAGTGCCCACAGGAAGACCTGTATTGGGATGATATGTCCTGCGCCACGCCTGCACCCTTGCGCCCGATGGGTCATATTCCCTGACCGATTGAATGACTGCGGGAGTCAAGGCTGACAGGTAGAACGTCATCGGTCGAACGACCAAATCGGAATGGTTCTTGAAGCCTTCCCAGCCTAGAAGCTCACCGGCTCCGTAAAAGACTCGGTTGGCAACAGCGTTCGTCCACTGATCAGTCACGGTTATCGTCTCTGCGTCACGACCAGTCCAGATGCCGAGGGCTTCAACGTCACCGGTAGTCCTGTTCTTAGCCTCGATCCAGAGCATCATACGCTCGCTCAGGCCGATGCGAGACTCGCGTAGGGCTTGTACGTCTTGGTCAACGGCTCTCATAGGATTTCCAACGCTGTAAAGCCCATGGGACCGCCACGAGTACCTGGATCGAAAGTGGCCAAGGCCATCTTCGCTGAGGGCTTGATCAGAGTGACTTCGAGAGCCACAGAAGTACCGGTCTTCAAGTACGGCTCGACTTCGAACGAGGGGGTGACGCCGGACCCATTGGCGGTAGCATCCTCAACCAGCCTGTGAAATCCTCGCCTCACCGGATCGGTAGCGAAATCGAAACTCAGGAAGTCGCCACGCTTCAACACATACCCGGCTGGAAGCCCAGACAGGCTGAGCGACCTGTTGCCACCGATGGTGTTGATCAGAGGAACTGAGCTTCCGAGGATGATGCCAGCGGGATCATTCATAGGTCCGCAGGCTCGGAGATTGTGAAGGTAGAAGGAGGAACTCGGACGACCGAGTGCTTCGATCGTTGCCCGTATGTCCGTCTTCAGACTGTACTTCAGAACTCGAAGCTCTACGAACGCCGACCAGGCTGGATCGCCAACCTCGTTCTTGATATTCTGATGGCGGGACGAACCGAGGAATTCTTCGAACCGCATCAGCTGAAAATCGAAGTCGGCCCATTGCAGCCTGTCTGCGAATGCAGCGAGACTCAGAGGAAAGGTCAGTGCCATCTATCCGCCCCTCCGATACGGGTCTCTGCTGTAACGGTTCACTCGATCGTTGAAGGTGCTGTTGAAGTTGCGCTGACTCTGGCCAACCACCGCTGTGGATACGTTGCCTGCGATACGAGTAACGGCGGCGTCCCAGTTGCCGTCCTGGTCAACGAAGACCCTGACACCAACCTGTCCAGCTCCTTCACCTCGACGCAGCACTCGCTCACCAGCCTGAGCTATGATAGGTACCTCACCGGGCTGAAGCACCATGCCGCCGTTGTGCATTCTCACCGCATTGGCGAACACAGACAGGGGCACAGACCGACCGCTCGTGTAGCCGTCTCGACCCACCACGCCGCCGCTGTGAAGAATGCCTGGGATGATCATGCCTCCGAACAGACCCCGGTTGGCCTGGATGTTGTCGCCAAATACGGCGTCGACCAACTGATTGATCCCGGCTGTGGCCAACGACTCGGCGACTCGGTTCAGCGCATTGGCCAGGATTTCCGCGGCGCTGGCCCCGTCTCTGAGGTCTTCGAACATGCCACCGAGAACGTCGCTGCTTATCGCCTTCAGGTTCTCCAGAGCTTCTTCATTAGCCTGGATCGCATCTCTTTCGAGGTAAGTAGCCTCGATCAATTGCTGAATGCGAAGTCTCTGCTCCTCAGTAGCGGCGGCACCGGCTTTGCGCAGAGTTTCGGCGACTTCGCGTTCCTGGTTCGACAGACCAAGGAAGTGATACTCGAGTTCCAGTTGCTCAACGAGTTCACGAACAGCCTCAGCTTCCTTCTCGGCTTCAGACTGGCCGCCCCCACCGCTTCGACCTGTCCTGCGTGCAGCACGGGCTTCCTCTGCTCTGCGAGCTTCAGCGGCGAGACGACTGTTGGCGATCTCCTGAGCGCGCTGATCGCTGATCACGCCGCCCTCAGCCAACACCTCGCTCCTGACCTGTGCCGTCTCACGTTCCAGGTCGAGCTGTTCGCGGGTGAGGCTGTTCAACCGCTCCTGCTCCGTGACAAACTGCTCGGTCGTAGTGACCGCATCCTCGTAGTTCTCAATGCTCTGAGCTTCGGCCTCTCTGAAGACACGACGAGCATCCAGCGCCGCATAAATGCCACTTTCAAGCCTAGCGGCACTATTGGCCGCATTGTCAAGCGACCCGGCCAGGACACCGAGGCTGCTGGCGAGCGAAAGAGCAAGAGGATTGCCCGACGCCATCAGTTGGTTCAGTAGTCCCTGTACCTGCGCCGCGTCTTCTGCCGATGCACTCTGATCTTCAACCTTGCCTTGTAGATCTTCGAAAGCCTCCTCCAGACGACGAGCCCCACTCGTATCCCCCATGCTATCCAAAGTCTGAACCAATTCTTCCACAGAAGCGGCATACTGTGCGAGCTGCTCACGAGGCTCGGCCCAGATGTTCGCCGTTGCAAGGCGTCCTGCCTCTCTCAGAGACTCGGCCTGTTGCAGACGATCGAGCTCGGCCACATAGGATTGCAGAGCGGGCACAGCGTCGCCCCACTCATCGGCAACCCCTCGGATCAAATCGATCTGTCGAGCCAGCTCTTCTGCGGGATCAACGTCCTCCGCCTTCCTTCGCTCTTCGGCGGCCTGCCGCTCAAGAATGATCCGTCGAGCTTGCTCGTTAGTCAGGACTGCACCCGCAGCCACGGCCTGGTTTTGCAGACTGGTGATGTCTTGCTCAATCTGAAGCTCCTCGCTGTTCAGCCGATTGAGCTCCTCTTGGTCCTTGACAAACTGAGCAGAGAACTTGGCTACAAGCGCATAATTCTCTATACTGTCGGCTTCGGCCTCGCGCCTGCTCCGAACTTCCTCAACCGCCCGTCGATCAAGAACGAGCCTGCGAGCGGCTGCCTCAGTGACGATGGCACCGACCTCAGCGGCACTGGCCCTGATGGTGGCGATCTCCCGCTCTATCTCTAAATTCTCCTCACTCAAGCCGTTGATGCGTGCCTGGTTCCTCAAGAACAGCTCGGTTGCCCTGACACTCTCATTATTGGCCTGTATGCTGTCCGCTTCGGCAGCGAGTCGAGCGAGATCCCTCTCCCGAATTTCCTCAGCCTCGGCTCGAGCAGCCTCGGCTATCTGACGCTGGATCACCAGACGACGAGCCTGGCTTTCTGTGAGGATCGCTCCCGAAGAAGCGGCCTCACGGATCATTCGCTCAATCTCTCGCTCTATGTCCAGACTGACCTTGTTGAGCACGTTGGCTCGCTCGAGATTGGCGATGAAGTCTTCGGTAGCGCCGGCCGCGGTCTCGTAATTTTCGACACTCTCAGCCTCAGCCTCATTCAAATCCCGACGAGCCTCGATCGATCGCTGCTCTAGCACCATCCTGCGTGCCTGAGCTTCGGTCAGGGTAGCTCCAGCGTCAGCGGCTTCCTTCCTCAGATCGGCGATCTCTCGCTCGATATCTAAATTTTCTTTGCTCAGCATGCCGAGCCGTTGCTGATCCTTCAAGAACTGAGCCGTCGCTCTGAGGGCCTCATCGTACCCGGTAGCACCCTCAGACTCATTTGCTCTGAACCGACGAGCGGGATCGAGGGCAGCACCAATTTGACCAGTCAGCCGAACCGCCGCCTGATAAGCTACGTCCACTTCAGTGGCGAACTTTAGCATATCCGCCGCCAGAGCCTGAGTAACGGGACCACCCTGTTCAAGGACTGTGTTCAATACTCTGTGGACATTCAATACATCCTTACCTTTGGCAGTACCATCTTCGAATTTCTCAGTGAGCTGGTCGAAAGCCTGCCTGAGCTGAGAGATACCCTCCAGATCTTTCACGGAATTCAGTATCTCGACTACCCGCTCGACTTCGACGCTGTATCGATCGAGGTCCCGGCGAGGCTCCTCCCAGATGCGGGCTATAGCGACCTGCCCAGCCTCTCTCAGACTCTCCTGCTTCTGTAATCTCTCCAGCTGATCGGCATAATTCTGAAGAGCGGGAGCCGCGTCACCCCACTCCTTCGCCATCGAGGAAATGAGACTGGCCTGTTTCCTGAGTTCCTCACTCTGTTTCTCTGACCCTTCCGCGGTCTTGGTGAAGTACTGGAACGCGGCGCTGCCGGCTGCGATCAGGCCGATAGTCACCAGAGACGCCGGACTGATCAGTGACAGCAGAGCACCTTTCAAAGCAAGTACGGCGCCGGTTGTACCAGCAGCACCGAAGGCGGCGCTCAACTGAGTACCCTGTTGCAAGGCGATCACGAACGGTGAAGCCCCCGACTGTAGCTGGACAGCAATGTCCTGAAACTGAGCCGCGATGTTGGCGGACTGAATACGCAGAGCTGCCGACTGCCTCGAAGCATTGGTAAGAGAACGACTGTATCGATCGGTGCCTCTGACGGCCGCTTCGAACGCGGTTTCCGAGCTCGAACCAGCAGCGTTGACCTGAGCCTTCAACTGCTTCAACTGCTCGGACGTCATGCCTACCGTCCGACGCATCGTCCGCTCATAAGCCCTGAAGTCGGCCGACATTTGAACTACTAGGCGTTCAACATCGGTAACCATGTCAATGCTTCCTCAGAACCATGTTCTCTTTGTAGGCCTCCAACTCAGCCCAGATAGCATCGCTTTCCTGGCTGGTCATCTCTTTCCCAGTCTCGTGAGCTTTCAGCCATCCTTCGACTACCGCGGAGTATTCCCACAGAGACATGTTTTTGACCTCTGCGGGCGTAAACCCCATCACTGCACCGCTTCCGTAGATGGTTGAAATTCGGATCTTTCCGTTGGGGAGGGGCTCGTCGTCGTCTCTTCGCTTTTTTTTACAATCTCCTCTTCGTCCACACCAAAGATCGCTGCCCCAAGCACCGCCTGTGCGTGGATCACGTTCTGAAGCAGAGGCTCCTTCTGGACATATCGCTGAACCAGAATTCTCGCCTTAGCGACCTCCATTCCTCCACCTATAAGGCCCAGGCGCAAAGTCTCACTTATGTCCTGGGCCTTCCAGGTGTTGTCCATGAAGCGTTTGAAGATCACGAAAGGACCAGCGTCACACTTCTCCTGCAACTCGATCAACTCGCCCCAGGCCAGACGAAAAGTGTAGTACCCGTCGGCCCAATCGAAGCTTACGCTGGCGTCTCTGCTCACGGGGTCACCGGGTTCCACGCGACGGCCATGGCGCCGTCGCTCTGAAGCGACACGGACGCCGACACTCGCTGCCCGCGCTGAGCGGTGGTCTCGAAGCTCTCCAGCTGCATAGCACCTTCGATCGTCAGGGTGCCGACGCCGACGAAGGTGATGGTGCCGATGACGTTGACCGAGTCGGTCGTGCTGAGCAAGCCCAGCCAGGTCGGAACGTCTTCGGCGGCGAGCAGGCCCTCACCCGTCATGGCGAGCGAAAGAGTCTGCACGTCACGAGCGAGCCACTGCGGCCCGTCGGGATCGAGGCAGTCGCCGATCGCGCTCTCGCCCAGGGCACGCGACCAGCGGATGCCCTTCTGCGTGAAGCCGCAAGGTGCGACAAATACCTCGGGGGAAGCACCGTTTCCCAGGCTGACGATGAAAGCGCCAGGACGGGCGGTGACGGGAAGTGCCATTTCTCAGTCTCCTTCAGGGTTGCTCGACTACGGTAGTAAATTCCACCACTACATGAGATATGAGTGGGTCTTCATCCTGCACCGTTGAGATGCGAGTGAAGTCTATGAATACGAGAGCATTGTCCTGCAACGCCAGCTCGTATTGATCCAGTGCGTCCCTCACAGCCTCAGCCAGCCCCAGAGCCTCTGAGTATCCCGGCTTCATCGACCACACATCCATTCGGATGCTGATCTCGGAGGCGATTATGTTGTCGGAACTGTCATTCAGCTCCTGCACATCCCCGAGACTGATGTAAGGATAGGTCGGACTCGGCGGCACTCGATCGTACACTCGATCCATAGACAAAGCCGATTTCAGCCGAGGCACTACGGCACCGATAAGTTCGAGGATCGGACTCATGTCGCTGCCACCCGCTTCGCTGCCTTGTTAGCCGCCTCTCTCATCCTGCGTCTCACACTGGTCCTGTGAGCACGCCACGACACGAAGAAGAAAGGACGTGCCCGAGCCCTCGACGTACCGAACTCTACCCACCTGGCATAGAACGCTCGATTGTTGCCCGCCACGATTGTCAGCACCAGATCGTCATGCTCAGGAGCTCTCTGCGTCCCCCGCTTCAACTGATCACGAGGAATTTTCGGACCCCAGGCCCACACGATGCTGTCACGCAACGCACCGGGGGTTCTCTGCCGAGTCGCCTTCTTCAGCACGGGTACTAGGCGACGCATCATGTCCGTGACCTCATCGGCCTTCTTGCCCATGGCCTTCTGGATCTCACTCTTCTGAGCCCTGGGAATGATTGTCAGCTTCCTCAGAAGCTTCTCAGCATTCAGTATTTCCACAGAAGCAGGCATCAGATAGACACTCCCGCCTCGCAGAGCAAGTCGATCCACTGTCGATCTACAACATGAGTGACGTCTCGGATATTGAACTCCGTACCGTGCTTCACATCTACCGCCTTCCAGTCAGACGTGATCCGTCGAGTTCGAGTGTTCGCACGAATTCGGATCACCTGAATATGGCGACCAGCCAATCTCGCAGCCAGCACCTCCTCACCGCCGCGATAATGGATGTATTCGGCCATCTCTACGAACTGCTCCTGCCACTCACCGACTGTCACTCCGTAGTCGTTCGGGGCGTCGGGGTTCACTTCCACCCTTTGGCTGAACGAAACCTTGTTTTGCAGTTTTCCAGCGTCGCTCACCGATCGCCCTCCTGAGAAGCTCCCGAGCTTTCTCGCATGGCTTGCATGGCTTCTTCATTGCTTGACATTATCCCAACAGTATCCCGACCTCATTTCGGCTTCGTTCCACTGGCACCACGCCAGCCTAGCAGCCCACGGCAGCCTGTCAGGAGTGATCAGAGGCTCAGCCACGTTATGCGAAGAAACGTCCCACGCC